TCAACTTTTGCGCCAGCACGCCATTGCCAGCAAGACCAGTATCGTGCTTTCCACTTTGGTCCTGGATCTGCACAATTGTGTCTTGCGCGGAAACTTTTTCTTCTTGCGGGGTCGTCACGTTTGATTTCCATATTCGGATCACCGAATGAAACCTTCACAACATTGCCTTTGTCGTTTTTTACATAGACATAAAACTTCTTAGAACCACCACGAATCGGATCGTTCAGTGTAACCTTTTTGCCTTGATACTCTGCTTCTTCAAGAACCTGCTCAAAGATATCTTCGCATTCATCGCAGCATTCGTCGTTCTCGTCTAGTTTTGCTTGAACGTCAGGGTGGTGTTCAAACGCACCTTGAATTGACATAAACTCGTTCGCAAACATAGTCTCGAAAGATTCATCTAATGATTTAGGTGCACTTTTAGCACGCTGTTGATCAATCCACTTACGAGCCTTAGATGTTTTTACTGGTGTTTTAGCCCAGTTACCGACCTTTTTATAGACAGACATTGTAATTTTATCTACGTTAGACCCATCAGAGTTATCCACTACAATCAAATTATTGCGGAATAAGTTTTGGAATTTACCGATGTTTTTCTGCACATCATTCCACATCTTTTCAACTTGATCTTTTGGTAGTGTTCTTTCTCTTTTCTGATTACGGTTTTGTGCAGTTTCCAAATCAGTGTTAACAAATAGCATTTGAACTTCGTAACCCAATTCACGAAGCATTTCAACTTGTTTTTTGATCTTTTCGTAGTTCTTACCAGTACCGTCAATAACTAAACCGAGACGACCATCAATAGCAAGCTGCATCTTTTTACCAGTAATGGCAACAGCCTTTGATCTGATTTCTTGCCCCTTGGGAGAATAGATGTCTTTTGGTGTTGCTGTTAGGTTAGCTTTCTTAAGAGCAGCTTCGAAGGCATCGTCAGAGTTGATCAATTTAAAACCAAAAGAAGTTAATGCTGTTTTACCAACAATAAAAGACTTACCAGATCCAGGACCACCGGCTAGAAACACTGCTTTAAAGATAGCAGGATCGTTTACGCCTTCTTCTAACTCGACAGATTCAGGAACGCAGTTAGGCACCATTTTGTCGCCTTTCTTTTTCATTCCTTGTTGCTTATATCCATCCCAGCATTCTGGTGTTTCTTCCTTATATTTTTTAACTAGCTTGTCAGTACCTTCTTCGCCAGCGCCACCTTCTTCAGTTATTCCTTGAATTTCAGCTTTAGCATCGCGAAGTGACTTATGCTTGCTGACAAATTCGTCATCAGGGTTAGATACAACCCAATCTTTACCTACTTTAGCAATACTATACCAAGAATCGTGGGAATAAACTTTATCTGCAGGTTTACCCATAAAGTATGTATTGCGGTCGATCTTGAACTTTTCTTCTAGCTCAACTTCTTCTTTTTTGGCTGGCTTACCCTTATGCTTACGCCACAAGTCTGCATCAGCAGTAGTTCTAGTCTTACCGCCAGTAATGAAAGAGTTGACTCGTGCAAAACCCCACTGCTGTTGTGTTGCTCCAGGACGATGCCCCGTGCGCCATGCAGCTAGTCCACGATCGTAAACTTTCTTCAGGATACCGTATGCAATACCAGACTTTTCTGATTTCTTTTGCAGGGCAGCTTTAGCGTTTTCGGTCAGTTCAAAACTTTCCGTTTGAGCATTCTTCTGCTGAGCAGCACGAGTACGTGCGCGGTCTAGGATTGAATCGTGCTTACGCTTATCTCTTTCTTTCTCACGAGCAATCTTTTCCCTTGCACGTTCAATAGCATCTTCACCGTACATTTGGTGATACTTTTTGGTGTACTTGCTCGGCTTGGTCTTAGCGTCAGAATCACCAGCGTGCTTATCGGGATATGCAGAAGGATCGTCCGAATCTTTCTCAGCACCTTTCTTAAACTGCGAGTCACGCTTCTTCTTGGTAGACTTTGCTAAACCGCTGTGATACTTTTTAGGTTGACTGCCTTCACGATCACCGATATCTGGGTCTTCAGGATTCTTACGATTCTCTTCAATAACCTGCTCAAACATCAAATCGATGTCTAGCTCTTCTTTCTTTGAAGTTCTAGCTTGCTTCAACCTTTCTTGCTCAGACTTACGAACCTTTGGTAGTAACTTCTTGGCTAGTCTGGAGATAACTGCCGATTTCTTAGCAACCAACTTATCGACCGTAATCTTCTCTGCAGGAGAAAGCGAACTGTAATCTGCGCCACGTTGTCCTGCAACTTTCTTACGGACAATATTTCTTGCTGCTTTCTGTGCTCTAGTCTTTAGTGCATCAGAATCAGCCATACGCTTTTGCTTAACCTTGCGCATACGAGCCAACTTAGGTGCTAGACGTCGCATCTGACGAGCCTTAGCTTGACGTTGTGCAATCGATAGAGGTTTGCGATTCTCGTCTAATTCAACTTCTTCGCCCAAAACTTTGCGAATTGTATCATAGATCTTCTTGGCGTCAGAATCCTTCAAACCTTTAGCTAGACCTTGCTTGAACGTATCAAAGTCGCCGTCAACAGCAACAGCGCGAAGCTTAGACGCAGACATACCCTCAACACCTTGTGCGTCAGGGTCACGTTCGCCAGCAGAAACGGTTGTGATTGAATCGAAGTTGTAGGTTTTACCGTTGTACTTCTTTAGTAAAGAACCAAACTCATTGACACGGTCGCTACCAACTACCATAATCACGTCAGTAAAGCCAGCCTTCTCAAGCTCTGACATAATCTGGAATACGGTTTTGGAAGGACTCTTTATAACCGGTTTGCCAAATGCCTTGCGAGCCATCTGGATCTTAGTGATATAATCGAGGGGGTCTTTCTTAGCGTTCTGTGTGTGAGACAGATAGATTCTCGGTTCACCCTTTTCTTTCTTGGCAACCGACATTACTTTGTCGACCAATTTCTGGTGACCAATGGTCGGCGGGTTCATCCTGCCGAACGTAAATACGACTTTTTTCATTAGCGTGTTTTCCTAAGACTTAACGCTTGACTTGTTACTGGTTTCTCAGTATAATCAAACTGTTGTTTTAATAAATCTATTTATAATGACAGTTATTTCTGCCACCCTTTGATGATATCCGAAGAGAAGTTAGCTCGGCTGAACTCCATTCTATTGACAAGTTTCAGTGCATTACCTTTCCTGTCAATACCAACGTAACCTTCTGGTGAAGTCACTTCAAACCCTTTGTTGGTTCGTAGGAATGTACCGATAGAACTCGCTTCATCCATCTTATCTATAACCATCTCTTTGGCTTCGATAATCAGGTTCATCATTGTGAAGATATTCTCTAGGTTCTTCACGTTAGCGTTAGAGAAGAACTTTAATATTTCGTCCCTTTTTGAGAACTGAACGTCTTTACCTTTTTGTGTCTTTCGTTTGTCGGCTTGCTTACCATAGTAGTCAGCAATGTAGTTCACAAGAGAACGGACGTGCGACTTAACGTTTGTAATCCTTTGACCTTCACGAACCTTAGTGTTGAAGTGCGTCTTCACTTTCTGTAGCAGTTCGGGATTATCGCTGATTCCGTCAAGAGTCTTAGAATCTAGCTTTCTGAACAGCTTACCTGCCTGTGACAATAGTGCTGTGACTTCAGCAGTTTCTTTAGCTGTGAACGTAGCTTTACCTGACACGTCCTTGAACTCAGCGTCTACCGACCAGATATCTTTAGCATTCTTGAAGTTGTTTACGATGTTCTTTCCGAATGTCGCTTTCATGCTTTCAAAAGACTTACCATCGTATGCAGTGTGCCAGACAATACCAATCTTCTTACTGCGTATTGTCCGACCCAACTCAGAGTTTACAGGGATTGCGTACACGATGGTATTCGGGTGAAAAGTGACATACTTCTCCCCGTCAATAGTTTCCTTCTTGAGATCTGACTTTGAGAACAAGAAGTCGCCTTGATAGACTCCGCTCTTAATTCCCAGTTCCGGTAGATACTTTAGTGCTAACGAAAGTTTGTCAGCCAGATCGCCCGAGGTGTCTTCCCTGACTTCTTGTTCAGTCTTGTAGACCTTGGGATTCTTGTTGAAGATACCCTTCTTGGCAACAAAAAACTTACCATCAGATGGATCGACACCAGCAAACAAAGCAGGAGCCCCATCCCACTTAACAGTAGTAGAAACACCGGTGCCAGCATTACCAGCAAGCATGTCTCGTAGATTGCGGAGAAGGTTGATTGCGTCTCTTGTGCCATTTACACCCCCATTAAGCACGGCATCTTCAAGATGCTCCATGTGCGTGTTTTTCTGTTCCGTTAGGAAAGAAGTAAATTTTTTCATTACCACGGATCTCCTGACAACTTCATCGAAGAAGCTAATGCCTGCGACTCGTACTTGAATCTCATTTTCATGATCTTCTTGTTATCTGCAGTAACACCGATACTTTCATTACCAACCTTCATGAACTTTATGTTACCTTTGTTCATACTCTCAATCTTACTGTTCTCAAGAGGGTTTTCAATAGAAACGCCACCCTTTTTACCAGTCACCTTTATGTAGTTTGGATAAACAATATCAGAAGCGTCCATCCAATCGGACATTATATAGGTTCTTGCTTCTTTGTCGCTCATCTTAACGAGCCTTTGAATCATAATGTCGCGCATCTTAGCCATTACTTCAGAACCGACTTTATCAGCTTTCGGCTTCATGCCGTCACGTGCACGGATCTCTTTCTTACGAGCATTAGCAGCTTTCGGGAGGTCGTTTTCTTCGCTAAACTTCGCTTCGGATTCTTTTTTGATATCAGACAGTTCAATCTTCAGTTTCTTTTCGACAGTACCCATTCCTGGATTCTTGAAACCGATCTCAGCATTCTTTAGTGTGGACTTAGCAGAAATGCCAAGGAACTCTCCGTCAGTGAATTCAATCAGGATATCGGTGGGGTTTCCTGAATCGACTTTACCAGACTTACCTACTGCTCTTTGCAGAGAACCCTTTCGGGCAGTCCAGTAAAGTTTCTTAACGATTCCATTATAACCATTTTTCTTGGACCAAGAGATGGTCTCTTTAGCCATGCGTTGCGCACGGTCGTCTTGCTGGTCATATTGTGCAGCTGTAATTTTTTTCTTCTTTAGTTCCAGCTGTTTTTGGACAGAACTTGGGTCATCATATTTCTTCCAAGATGACCCGCCCAGATAGTAGCCAAGTAAAATTTCGTTTACATCAGCTACATCTGTGTTCTTTGATTCAGTTAAATATTCTTCAAACGAAAGCATTTCTTTAGTCCAGCAATTAGTTTTACTAGACTATTTATAACTTATTCTTTCGTTGGAGTAAAGGGGTTTACCGTCTTCATGAACACATCATTCAAAGACTGAATGTATGCATCATATGTTTTTGACATAAACTCGGATTGCTTATCGCTAGGGACAAATAGCTCCTTGGCTTCTTCGGGTGTCAAGTCCATCTCGATTTTAACCTTCATCTTCAACTTCCTCAACAACAACGCCATTATGAATTTGCCAGTTACAAAATTGAGAAGTGAAACCGTTTCGTTCTTCTAGGAACTCGTAATAGCTACACCAGTCGTCATCGTCTTGATTCTCATAACGCTCTTCAAGATCCTCTTGCTCGCCTTCTTCCCAACCACTACCCCAGAACACTAAGTCTTCGGAAATCCCATCATAGGTATCGTACATTTCAACTTCTTCGTAATCGTCGTAGTCCCAGATATCTCCGTCAACAGCGCCTTGTAGCCATTCAACTTCTTCTTCGTTTTTGGGTGTGACCGAGAAGCTGCCAGTGCGCCAAAGTGTTTCAACGTTAACACCTTTGAATTTGTCACTGTCTGCCGTATATTGCTCGATCTCAATCAGACTCTTTTTGTATTGAGGGCTGACTTCATACGTTTTACCGATTTCAATTTTCATTATCTGTATTCCTATATCCTCTGAATGACAAAACCACATACATGATATTCATGGCAACCATTGCATACAATTCAAAGTATGCAAAAATAAATATTCCACCAAACCTAGCTATGCCTGTAAAAACCCAGCCCAGTTTCTTTTCTACTGTGCTCTTGCCACTCAGGGCAATTACCGAAATACAAGAAACCGTGAATATGACCCATTGCAGTATTTCTACATACATTTTATTAACCTTCGTTTTCTAGGTTCCACACACACTTGTTAGGGCTTCGAGGAAACCTTTCATTCCGTCCCTGGAAGAAGTCCATAAACACCTTCCACATAACATCACTCTACTACTTTTTCTAATTGAATTTGGATTTTGCCGTTGCGAATAACCAATTCTACCAGTCGATCTTCAGTGGCGTTTGTTCTGGTGTAATCACGTCCGCCATCAATAAATAGATCGCCAGACTCAATATAATCATGACGGTATTTCGAGTAAATAATTTCTGCATCTTCAGTAATAACTCCGGTAATAACTTGATCTTCAACAGAAGCTGCATTACAGATGTAGCTGTAATCGCCTTGAAAGAATACTCCAAAATATCTGGACTTTGATACAGGGTGAACTTCCTCACCATAGAAAACTGCGACAGGGTTTTCGTACCACTGATCATTGGCTTTCAGGGAAGTCTCGCAAACATACTTCGCGTTCTTTGATTCTTCGATTTTTTTGATCTGTTCTTCAGTCAAGATAGTTGATTCATTACGAATTTTCATCGGCGTTTACCTGTCATTGGATCGTGCGCTTCTTTTGTACTGAGCACGACATAGTTGCCTTTGTTATATGCCTGACCAATATTGTATTTGGCTGACACTTCTTTCTTGAAGGAATCGTCGCGGAGATGAGCCGCACCAGAGCGGGTTACGAGAGAGGGATACTTGATGCGGTGCTCATCTCCACGCGACGAAAGAGTGGGTGTGTAGTCAGAGAACTCACGTGGCTTAATTGGTTTATCCAGACCATGGCGCTTCAAAAGCTTGCGCGTTTTGGCTTCGCTCTGGAGTTTTTCTTGTTTCAATTTAGCACGTTTCTTTTTTGACATCATAACAACACACCTCGAAATAAGTTGGGGTGGTAACTTTGCGTTACCATCTTTTCACTGCTAGTACCGGAAGGAGTAACAATAGAAAGCAACAGCGCCCCAGTATTATATATTATAGCAAAACTATCTAAGAATCAAGCTTTTTTAAACGCTCTTCATGTTCACGATTTAAACGCTCCATGTTAAGATCATGTTGGATCTTGCGCACGCGAATCTCTTTCTTCATCTGTCGGATGTCAGCGATGTTTCTATTAATCGCAATAACAAAGTAGCCGATAACAAAAGTAATCAAAAACCATGATACTAATTCAAACATAATAATCTCCTTAATTTCCTGCCCACCAGCTGGTGTCAGCACCGTTGTGGGCTTCATACATCATTGTATCGATACGGACTCCTTCCATACCCATACCATCGTTTTCAATGGTAGCAGCCAGATCACGACGTTCTTTGACCATTTCATTAATCTTCTGTTCTAGGTCTTCAAGACCAGTGGCTTCGTTAGCCAGAGCACGGTGGTACATCAAAGTGAATGATTCGATGTTCTTGTTGTAAAGTTCTAGCATGCTTTTCAGCGCATCAACATTATAGTTCATAAGGCATAGGCTCCAATAGAGAATTAACACGTTCACCAAGTTCGATGTCCATCGCCGGACCAGTTCCAACGTGATACAGATTGTACTTGGCGATAAAGTATAGACCACCATCAATAATGTTACGAACCCAGCAGGCGTCGTGTGAAACGTCGGTGACCTCACCAGTAACGCTCATATCTGCATTGTAAACTCTATCACAAACTTTAAACATTCATATTTCCTCTCAAGTTATGCAACCATTGTACTATATTGGTGGAAGAAGTCAACAATTATTTTACACTCTTTTCAGCTAAGTTAGCAGTTGCGATCAATGCAGCATCTTTAGGTAGATTGCGAATCTTGCGGATTGCTTCAATAGCCTGCTTCATCGCATCACGTTTTGTCTCAGCTTCAAGCAGATACATGCCATAAGTGATATTAGTACCTTCTGAAACAACCCTAACATTAAATCGACTCATAATATTCTCTCTTTCTCTCAAGTTATGCAGGTATTCTATCGCACTGGTGGGAGATGTCAACAGTTATCTAACATCTTTTTCAAATTATTTTTCATGTCTTCGTTCTCAAGCCACAGCTCATACAATGCCCGTTCCATACCATAAGCTTCAACTTCCCAAGGAGCCGAGAAGTAAGTAGAACGAGCAACACCGCCAGTCCAGTCATACTCATCACCGTTCCAAATGAATATATTTTTGTCAGCTTCTTCACTAGCAACCAGCTGCCCATATTCATACTGCTTCACGTGGATCATCTCATGGGCAATAGTGGTAAGTAGAACCTTCTCGTCTTCGAAGAGGATAGGGTCGATGGTCAGTTTGTACTCGCCATTTTCCAAGTCGACTACTTCAACGCAAGCTTCGTACTCAAAGTTCTCTTCGATGTCGACAGTAATCGTGGCGTCCAAACCGTAAATGTCCCCGATAAACAAGATAATGCTTTCAACAACATCTAGCTCATCGAGGACACTCGGGGAATAGTCTACTTTCATCGTTCTTCCTCAATCAATCTATGCACCTATTGTACTACAATGGAGGAGAAAGTAAACAGTTATCTACACTTTTTTACAACTAATTTGCATCTTTTCCAGAAAGTCGATACCGGCATTGCACCGATACTCATTCCGGAAGTAAACTTCTTTGATCCCAGCGCCAGCAATCATCTTAGAGCACTGCATGCAAGGTTGGTGTGTAACGAATATGGAAGCGCCTAAACCGGACTCTCCAGAGGCAGACAGCTTCAGGATAGCGTTCTCTTCTGCATGGTATACTTCGGGCTTAGTCTTTGTGCTGACTAGTGGTTCATATCCAGGGGATGTGGTGACAACCTCTTCTTCACAGCAATTATCCCATCCAGTCGGGGTTCCATTATACCCAATTGAAATGATGCGGTGGTCTTTGACCACCACCGCACCTACTTGTAAACGCTCTGCTGTCGAGAGTTCAGCAAAACGTTCCGCACAATCCATGTACGCATCAAGCCACTTTCTTTTCATTATCCACCGCTACTTCCAGCTCAACTTCCTTGCTTGCACCGGAATACTTTAGATCTTCCTCAAGTAAACTGATTCGTTTATTCAGTTTAATATTTTCTTCAGTTAAGTGTACGATGCGCTTTATCATAATACCATTTGACTCACGCATCTCGTCAATATCTTGTGCCGTGTAACTAGCATATACTCTTTCTGTCATACCACTAACCCTCCGAAGTCTTTGCGACCTGATTTTTTATTCCAACCAGACTCTTCTTTCATTCTACTCCCAAACGAACTTTTATCGAAAGCTGGACCATCATCAACAACATCTGATTGCGCTGATTGCTCACAGTTAAACAATCTCATCTTGGGGCGATCAACGCCAATAACAAATCGCTTCAGGTTGTTGGGACTGTCGTGACGGTTCTTCAATTGCTTCACCATAAGCTGACCCATCTCTTCAAGTTCTTCCGTACTAATCAACGCAAACATAAAGTCAGCAGTTGCCGGCAGACCAAAAGATTCAGAGGTATCCTCAAGACCAACATCGCTACTACCATAACCGGTACGAGTAGTTTGAGTTGCGCTGAAGATAGGCAGGTTAAACTCGACAGCCAACCCACGAAGTTCCTCAGCAATACTCTTAATCAATGTGTAAGAGTTAGCTTGCGCATTCGCCTTAATCCGAGAAGAAGTACAAATATTTAGATAGTCAATGTAGATGATATCCGGCGCAAACCCTTTCTTGAGTTTCAGCTCATTCAACAAATGGCGGAAGTGTCCTGCACCAGCAGATGCGGTGGGGTATTCCTTAACGAACAACTTGCCGGAAGTCTTACCCTTCACACGCTCCATCTTTTTTAGATACAAAGACTTGGGCATGTTCTTCAGTTCTTTGATTGGGACGTTCAACATATTAGCGTCAATACGTTCCGCAATCTTTTCTTCCGCCATTTCCATAGTAATATACAAAACGTTTTTGCCGTCGAGTAGATTGTGAGTAGCAAAGTGACACATTGCCATAGATTTACCCACACCCGTACCAGCAAGGATGATGTTCAGCGACTTCCGTGTCACACCACCCTCAGTGATTGTATTGAAGTGCTCAAGGTCAAAGGGGATATGTTCCTCGACACGAGTATAGAAATCGTGTCGACCCTCAGCATCTTCAATAAGATCGTGACCGATGTTTGGGTCAAACGAGACGGACAAAGCATCAGACAAAAGTTCAGGAATAGCACCTTTGTCTTTACCTTGATCGTTACCATCAAGGATCTGGATAGAGTCCATGATGGCATTGTAAACCGCTCGCTCTTGACACCACTTCTCGGTGCTTTCTAACAGCCAGTCCTCATCACTTGATTCCTTGTCATCAAGTTCATTGATTAACTGAGAACATTGACTGAACTCGTCATCAGATAAATTTGATAGATTATCAAGCTCAATCGTGATAGCTTCCTTGGTAGGAACCTTGTTATACTTCTCGACATATTCAAAGACTTGCTCGAAGATAGTCTTTTGGATCTTGCCGCTGAAATACTCTGCCCGTAAATAAGGCAGAGTCTTTCGTGTGTATTGATCACTTTTGAGAAGGTACTTGAGTACCAGCTGTTCAATCTCAGTCATTAGATTCCTTCGTATCAGCTTCAATCTGTTCGGCGATAATCTTCACCAGAATGTCACCAATTGTACTAACAAATGCCTCATCAGTCAAGTCTAAATCATTAGGATTATCGACTGTGATAGTGTCGAATGACAAGTTCACGTTACCGTCTTCATCTTGTTCTTCACTAATCTTGACAGTGTCGTATTGATACACGACACCCTCATAGTCACCTTCTTTGATCTTAATTCCCCAGTGGTCTTCGTGGAAAGATTCACCAGCTTTCGCTTCAACCAATTCATATGCAACAGCTTCACTCATCGCCAAACTCCTCTTCAGATTCTTCTTCAATTTCGTCATCGGACTTACCATACAAGAACTCTTTGCCAGCTGCAACCTCTAGTTGAGCCATGACATCTTCGGTAAAGTATTTCTCGGGATTGCTGTTGATAGCTTTACCGAATACTTTTGTGCCGTCTGGCAACTCATAACGAGTCGAGACTTTCTTGAAGATACCATACTTCTCAGCAAGCTCTAGCAAACCATAGTAGCGATCCAGACCCTTGTCAAACGAAAGCTTAACTTCGATCTTAGATTGTTCCTTGGTGAACCGAGACTTGTGCATTAGGATCTTGATGATATTACCGATAACATCCGTGCCGTCTTTATCTTTCTTCTTACCCAACATACAGATGGAAGACGCTGCATACTTTAGACCCGCACCACCAGAGATTTCTTTGGTTGGGATGTATGCACCGACAACATCGTATACATGGTTAGTTACCAACAGGGGCACGTTCGCCTTAGCAAGTTTCAGTGACAGTACACGGAACGTACCACGCAACAATTGGGCTTTTGTCATATCGCGTTTTTCAACACCAGCTTCCGTATCAGCAAGCTCTTTAGCTGACGAGAGCATACCGAGCGAGTCAAGTACCATCATCATCGGAGGTGCGTCAGTACCTTGGTCAATATATGACGTTAGGATGCGCGTTGCGTTGGTGCGGAACTCTTCAATAGAAGCTGGCTCTGAGATCACAACTCGGTTGGTATCAATACCACGAGTTTCCATCATATCTTTAGTCACAGCTGCTTCAGTGTCGAAGTAAATCACACCACCTGTTGGATTCTTATCAAGGAACTGCTTCAGTACACCAAGAACGAAGAATGTCTTGCCTGTAGCAGATTCGCCTGCAAATGCAGTAATCTTGTTATTGGGCACACCACCATATAGACTGCCCGACAATGCAGCATTCAGAATATACGAGCCGGTATCAATCGTACCAGAGAACTCTGAGCTGTTGCCTCCATCAGCCAAAAGGTTTGTGTTATCAATACCCTTTGTAATATCATTTAAAAAATTCACGAATTGTAGACCTCTTCTAATTTATCTCGGAACTGTTCAATTTTTGCCAAACGATCTTTGCCGTCCCACTTGATGTAATCCTTATCAGGATTAGCAGCAAGATTATTGAGTAACGGCATAATCATATTGTATAGAGTATACACCTTTTCGTTCAATTTGTCAAGTTCTGCTTCAGTTGACTCGACTTTACTCGATGCCTTTTGGACGACATCCAGTTCGTTCTCAGACGCAAACGTGAAACCGAAATCGAAATCACTCATCGTTTAACTCCCATCTTAACGTAATTGTACCACGCTCGTTCATGCGCATAATACAATACAAACTTAATGATAATGTCGGCGACAAACACGCCACCGATCGCTTTGGGTGGCAACCCAAAGAACCAAGCAATCAACGCTGTCGTAATGCTTGCAATGATGCGCCACGTAACCGCTTTGGCTAGGTGGCGTCTTTTAGATACTTCACTCATGAAAAGAAATCCTCGAGGGTTGCAGTTTTTTCGTGTTCCCAACCGATAGAGTTCAGGACAACTTTGAGTGGCTCAACAAACGACTTCTCGAACTGCTTGTCATAGTCGATGTATTTCTCGAGACCAAACTCTTTGGGGAGGGTGCTCAGCGCAGCCATCACATTCTGACCAGCAGGATTAGGTTCCTTCATATAACAGAACTTAATCTTCTCGCCATCCTTGATCAACTCATAACGCTTATCAAGCTTGTGTTGATACAGCAAGTAATTGAACAACAGACTACCACGAACATGAATCGGGGCACCTTTAGGGATTACCAATTGACGCTGATTGCTACTGTACTTAGACAACTCAGAGACACCACGAGGGAACGCGATATCCTCGAACGGAAGCTTCTTGAACTCATCACGGAAGTCTGCAATAAAGTCTTGAACCTCTTGCTCGTTCCCGCCCATAACAATCGAATACGCTTCCTTCATTTTCTCGCGACAAGCATACGGGGTTGAAGACTTGATTGCCTCAATACCCATCATCTTGATTTTAGGTTCAGCATAACGAACACCTTCGTTATCATGCACGTTCAGGATGTATCGCTTCTTTGCCGTCCAGATGCCTTTGTCTGCAATTACCTCACGAGCCATGACCATCTTCTGGTCATATGCATTCATCAGGTCAGCAAGTTCTTGATAACTCTTATCAATAAACGGTTCCAGCTTCTTTCCAGCGATGTTGTCAAGGAAGTCCACGATCTTCCTGCGTACCTCGTCCGTCGGGCGAATCGCTCTTTCCTTAAACACTGTGCGTACAAGCTCGTCAAAGCGCACGTAAATCGAGTCCGTATCAATTGCAATAACAAAGTCAACTTCTTCAGTTTTAAGTAGTTTGTTAAGATATTCATTTACCCTCGCAGCGATCCACTTGATCGACAGTTGTCCAGACAATGTGATAGACTCAGCAACACGGACATCGAAATACCTGAAATACTGGTTCCCGATCGCGCCGTATGCTGAGTTCAACTGAACCTTTTTGGCAAGCTGCAGGTTTTCATAACGAGAAATGTCTTTCTCTAGCTGCCGCTTGCGTTGCAAAAGTTCGTCTTTAGTCATTAAAGAATCAACCCACTTGTAGCCTGACGGTATGCCTTGACGATCTCATCATTAGTCTCGGCAAGCAGTACAATACCACCCACATAAAACGATACTTGATCAGGATCAGCCTTACCTGTCACGCAAACACCCTGCGCGAAACCCATACCTTCTTGCGTTTGGATCAACATTCGAGGGTCATCAAGCACAACCTTTGTATCGTTCTGGTCATTCATCTTGCCGACAAACTCTCCAGCCATCGTCACAATTGTTACAACTTCACCTTTATTCATTTTCTAACTCCTTCAGTTTCTCTTCTACTTCTTCAAGTTCTTGCTTTGCTTCAAGCATTTTCTTTTTGTACATCTTTCGCTCATTGTACATGTTATTCATCATCTCAGGCAGAAAGCCGATCTGCGAACGATCATACCGATGACCATTAGCGGTCAACGCCCAATCACCAAGTTCAGTGAAATCCTGATTGTAATCTGGCAACTCGGCAGTACCATCAACAATCTTATCGACTTCCAACCCAGAAACGAAACCTTCCGGCACAAACGTCTCGGGTGAGATGTTGTATTGCATGATCAGGTGAGGATACAGACTGTTCAAGTCAAAACTCATAATCCATTCATGCATACCGACCTGCGGTTCTTTCACAAAAGCGCCAGCGAACTGCGCAGACTTTTCTGAGTCCTCTTTGGGCGGCACTACAATGTTTCTTTCAAGCAGGTAGTTATGTATTAATACGTCCCACATCCTTACCTGCGTGAAGACATCATTATAGTTCACTTTTGCATCATAAGCAATAGTCATCGCCTGCTCAATCAACCGCATCTTATCTTCAAGCTGATCGACCAGTTCAACGTCACGGACGTTATACTCCATGTACTTCTGGTAATCCGTCTTGTAAAGCTGGTGTAGATTCTCAACCTCAGAGTAATCTAATTTGCGTTCACCCAACTCGACGAATGCAATGTGATCAAGTCGGTACGATTCCTGCTGAGTGTATGTAAACTTCTTATACAACTCGAGGTAGTCTAGGACGGCGAGACCAACTGGCTCGTACTCGAAATGTTCTTTATTGAACTTCGTATAGGAACGTTCGTTGATAATACCGACAGGCGATAGGCGCTTGGCATCAGCCTTGCTCTTGATCTTTTGGATACGGTTGTAGAGGTATGCAATATCAAACCCACCCACGTTCCAGCCAGTCACGATGTCAGCATCAATCTTGCGCCAGAACTCAAGGAACTTCTCAATCAGTCGGCTCTCATTCTGACAATCAATATAGCTGGTATGCGACTCGGTCGGGACAAACTCACCCACACCAAACGCATAATACTTACCACGGAAGCCAATAGTGATTGCCGTAATGGGTTGATCTGCTCGCTCAGGCTCGGGGAACCCATCTTCAGACCCGACCTCAATATCAAGGGAGATAATACGGACATGATCAATATCAAAGTCCTGCGTATAGTGTTCATTCAGGCAGGTGTATGCATACGAGTTTGATCCATATACTTTGAAGTTCGACACGTCATCATATCGACGAATAAAGTCTCGAGCTTCTTTGATAGATCCCAGTTCCATCGGCTCGACATAAGTTCCATCAATAGTCTGCCACTCGGTGCGGCTGTTTGACGGCAAATAGAACGTGGGGCTGTACTCGTGTTTCTCCGAGAAACGAACCCCATCGTCATACCCGCGGATGTAAACGTAATCACCGCGAGCATAAAAGTTAGTATAAAATCGCATTAAGCACCAGTCACAAGATTGTAAATTTCCGCCCAGTTATTAACTCGGGTCGCAGGTCCATTATACCCTACATTGAAGTCGTGGGCAACCAGTAAACTATTGAGACCCATAGCCCAACCAGTGTCGGCATTCTCAGGTTTATCTTCAACCCAGAAGCAACCAGTTCCTTTGTATTCACGCAAAGCATCATCTTTATCAGCTCCGGTGTCTAGATATACAAACCGCTCGAAAGCTGTTTCTCCAAACAACTTCTGTAGGTTCTTAGTGCGCAATGCGCCAGCTGCAGGGTCGAGGCTCAAGCTAGTGATAGCATGGAACACATAACCGTGACGCTCGTGCAGCATCTTAACATAATGCATGGCATCACGCAGGGGTGGTAAGAAACCGATCGCAGCAGACTCATTGAACATCCGAATCCAGCGTTTGGCATCTTTGATATTGTAACGCTTTCCGATCTCATAAACAGGCGTATCACATTCAACTTCACTGAATCCATGACGCTTAATCCAAACGTCAAATGCATACAACCAATCAAGGAGAACGCCATCACAGTCGACTAAAATAACTTTATCTTTCATATTCAATTCCTTCAATTTAAGCTTTGGTGTATTCTTTGTGGTTTTTGATGTCCCACTTTTCAACAACAGGGCGACCATACTCATCTTCATCTACAACGATGTAGGCAACAGTCTTCTTAACGATAGCGTAACGGAAACCTGAGTCATTAACGGGATTTTCCATGACCCAGACTTTGTGGGGGTAGTCAGCGCACCAAGCGAAGTCGTCATCGTTGCGCGAGAACTCAAACAGATTACCAACTTCTTTCTCGAAGAAGCAACCTAAGATAGAACCATCGCCAGAAGAAAAACCAACGCTATTAGGAGCAAATGACATAATAAGAACCTCTCTCAATCAACACAGCCATTGTACCGCAATGGACGAAGTTGTCAACAACTATTTTGAATTATTTTACTTCAATCACATGAGTAACTCGCTTCCGGTTTCCCCAGAACTTATCAACCTTATTTACTTGATGCTGGTCAATCACGATACCGTCTACCACCACTTGCATATGGTAACCAGTACGAACGATATATCGAACTCCTGGAGTAGAGTAATAATCAACGAACTTCTTGAGGTTGACCTTCGGGGCATTGATACGCTTGACCTTAACACCTTCGCTGGAGAGCATAGCTTCGATTTGAGCTACATTGGTCACACCTTTCCAACGAGCACCGAAGTTAAACTTCTCACGGAACTTTTCCATCCAGTAATCGATAGGCTTGGTCACGTCAGCGATAACAGCAGTAGCGTAAACTCCACAATTCGGTAATGCCATAATTAGTACCCCTCTCAATCAATACAGCCATTGTACTACAATGGTGGAGTATGTCAACGCTTTCAGGAAAGTTTTTTGAACTTTCTGCCTTTCTTGTCGAACATCATCGGCTTGGCAAATATTACACGCTTGCCATTCTCGGGGGTGAACGCAACCAGCTTCCCTGCCGAGTTGAGTTCATATGTGTGGGGAGGGTAAGAGAAACCACCTACCGTCCCTGTGGTTTCTTTAATGATCATTAGTGAACTTCCTCAACAAACAGTTCAGTCTCGAGGAGAGCAAGTTCTTCCAGAGAAAGAACCAACTCAACACGACCGTCGTGGTCGAAGCTAGTCTCGAAGGGAACGTAACCGATGTCACCATAACGGTCTTCTTTATCGCCGCTGTCACTCATGACTTCAATAGTGTAACCGCGATAGAGTAAGGCACCAGTGGCAGGATGCAGAACGTCACCCTTGTCTACAACGCGACCAGTAATGTAAGAGTCTGTGTAACCAGCGAAGTCATACGCTTTAATGATTTCGCCAACCTTTGCAATACCTTCAAACTTCAACATAATCTTTCTTCCTTCTCTCAAGTTATGCAAGTATTATACTACACTCGCGAAGAAAGTAAACACTTTTTCAAAATTAAATTGCCTGCAAAATCAACGTCTTACAAATTAGTTGAAAATTATTTTATGAATGCCCCGATGCGCCCGTGTACATCTGGGTCGGTCACATATATGTAACCTTCGGGTGGGTTGGTGTCTTGCCCTTGCCAGACGGGGATATACTCGTCTTGATCGTCCATGTGCGCAAAGTCTTGATTGCGTCGGAAGTGGACTTCAATAAGATGCCCGCCAATGAACTCACAATTGATCCAAGGATATTTGAACGGGATTTCACCCAGTTCGTCTGGTAAATCAAACTTCTTCTTATCATCACGAACCCATGAAGACCACTTGGTGTGGGTCTCTTCCTCTTTGATTCCCTTGACTGCGATATATTGTTCACCATAAAAGAAGTCGACAGAGTAGTGTTCACCTTCAAAGAACTCGCACCAGAAATGACCAACAGGGAGATGGTCGGAGGATCCAGCGTGTAGGAAATACGTCTCAGCACCCAAGCCAAGACCAAGCGCATTGACGCAAGGTCTTACCATGTACTTGTCGGAAAACGGAACTTCAGTACCAACTGGTCCAGCGATATATCCCATCTTGCGAGCAAGTATCAGTTTATCAAGAGCCCAGAGGTCATCAGCGTCAGCATATTTCCAGACACTTTCTTCACTGTAGTCATCAAACATTAAGGAATTCTTGGCGAGGGTTGGTAGAATTCCACTTCTTTCTCTGGCTTTTCGGTAGCGGTTTCGCATGTACCGCAGCATTCATCAGTTCCACATTTGTCATGAACAACCTCTTCCTTCTTTCCGAAAATTTTATCCCAATTACTCTTAAACTTCTCGTCATCCGAACCTTTGCGCCTAGATGATCCTTTACCGCCATGCCACTTACTCAACTTCCATACTCCTCAAAATAATCATAATCCGATCAAACCCCAGCCATGATTGGCTATTGCATTTAATATAATGAAGACACCGACAGTGACTTCGAATGACAATATCGTGAACCTAATGACAGCGACTTTATCAGCCTTGTCATTATCGTCATACGCTTTACTGCCAAGCGCCTTCGCAATATACTTCCACACCACGCTATGCGTTGATGCCGTGGCTGTATTGAGTCTTACCGTCAACGCGAGAAGCTGTCAAGATAGACTTACGATTACTTCCGTCTGCTTTATAGCTAATGTGTACCCAACCAGAATCAGGAATTCCTGGAGTATAGAACTCAAGGATAACTTGGTCAAAGTCTAGGTTATCAACAATCCATTGAGCCAGTTCAGCATTAGCAACTCCTGGAACTTCAATATCTGCAGCTTCGCCTTTACAGTGTTGAGACTTAGGACTTCCGCCAACAGCTTCATTTAGTTCAGGGCTGCGATAGCCACTGTTCAATACAGTAGGACCAAAGTGGTCGCGCACTTTCTGTACTGCATTTTCAAACAATGCTTTAGCAGCTTCTAAGTGTTCGCCCTGCGGTGTGTTGTCGATACCCCGACGCGTTGCGGTTTGTGATTTAGTAAACTCAGCCATGCTGAAGTTTTTAGATAGTTTCATTATTTGCTCCAAATAGAAAGGGGGTTGTTATACCCCCTTATATATCATTTAACTTTAATCGTCTTTGGCTTCTTTTCTTCAGGAATAACACGCTCCAAGAAAACCTTGAGTAGACCATTAACCATCTCAGCGTCACGAACTTCAATTTGATCATTGAGCGTGAACATGCGAGTGAACGGGCGGAATGCTAGACCAGAGTACAATAGTTCTGCTTCTGATTCATCTTTGGTGGTTTCGCCTTTGATTACCAGCTTATCGCCTTCAATGGTGAGTTCCACATCTGTCTTCCCGAAACCTGCAACAGCCATCTCGATGACATAAGTGTCTTCGTCTTTTTTGACGATGTTGTATGGTGGGTAGTTAGGAAGTTTCTTGAGCTCAGTTTCGACGGTCTCGAACTGTTGAGCAAGTTTATCAAAGCCAACAAAGTATTTACTGGCGTCTGGATTGAATAGGCTAAATGTCATATTACTATCTCCTTTGTGTTAAGCAAGACATTAAATTCTCTACCCATTAGGCATAGAGAGGCGGGGCTTTGCGGTGCCCCAAACCGTAATTATTTAGCGCAGATGGTATCGACAATTTTAGACTTTGTCCAACTTTTCTTGACTTCAATACCTTCAACTTCAGCATACTTTAACAGTTGTGCCTTGGTCATACCAGAAAAAATGTCAAGGGGTGCACCAACTTCAACTTGATGTCCTGGCTCGGCATTTTCTTCTACGACTGATATTCTTTCCATATCTACGGGGCGACCACTAACAACAGTGACCAACCAGTAGAAAAATTCTTTAATGCTCATCATACTTCAACTCCAACAAAAGGCTTCAAATTGGGTTCAGAATATCCTTCACCCTTCATCACTTTACCGTCTTCACGATAAATAGGTTTTCCATCCGCACCAAGCTTGCTCATATTCGAGCGTTGGACTTCAGAGAAACATGCGTCCAGATCAATACCAAAGGCATGACCCGCACCATAAGTTACATATAGAATGTCGGTAAGAGCATCAGCAACTTCAACGATATCTTCGTCAGCCAGTGCCTCAATCAATTCGAACATTTCTTCCTTGATCAGATCGATGCGCAGTGCGCGAGTATCCAGATCCGACAGTGTAGGTTGCTCTTCCACTTTCTGACCAAAGGTGGTCATAAATTCACGAACCATATCAAAGTTTGTCATTTTATAGTTTTTTCCCGATGTTGTATTTTGCTGTGAGTGTCCAGTCTCTCTTTTCTCGATGAGGCAAGACTTTGATCTGACTTAGGGGAGTGATCGGTTCTTTCGATTTAGTCGGTTCGACCAGTTCAACCAGACCCCACTCAGAGAGCAGGTTTGCGATTGTATTTCTACGTCCGCGATCTTCATCACCAAAGTTAGAGGGTTTACCGTCCAGAGCAAATAGCTCTTTGAAGTGGACAATATAATATTTACCCTGCTTGTGCAGGATGTGACACGATTGATAAATCGTTTTATCTTTGCGGGATGCAACGCCAATGCGAGTTAGCGTCTCCCTAATTTTCAAAAAGTCATCCTCATTTTTTAAGAGGACTTCCACCAATGTTTCAAGCATTCTTACCACCCTTATCCATTTTTCTTTTTATTTTTGTTATTTGTTCTTTAGATAGGATGGATAACGCTTGTTCTGCTTTCGTTTCGCTATACCCGTAGTATTCCATAACCACAGCCAAGTCACCATCACTAACCTTTTTAGCCCATTTCGCGAAACGTTTTTTGGGTCTAACGGTATTTAGTAAAAACTCATACTGTAGTTTATTATCAGCCTGACTACGGATGTTCATCTCATTAGCAATACCGACAGTGTCGTGGTGGTATGACAAGGCACGATTAGACAAGAAAGGATTGTAACCTTTCTCAGCCAATTCGTCGTTCTCAGAACCTCGCATCAGATTCTTTTTGCCAGTATTGATGTCGTTAATGTAATCAAATGGATTGCTCATTTATCCAGTACCATCCTAATAATATATTGTATGCGGTATACGTCCATTGCAATGTCATGCATCGGGTCGTGGGCGACAAACTTATCTTTGATGTCATCAGGAATAAACTTATCACTAACCGTATCCACAGTCAGTCCATCAATATATGATCGAGTGTCACGGATAACCCACCAAGGCGTTGGGTCTTCAAAACCCAAAGACTTAAACAGAGATCCCATAAACACAGGATCGAACGTATTGCCTCTAGTATATATCCGTTTCACTTTAGTAGCAAGGTGTTTGTTCACATAGAAGTCATATAGATTCTCGATCGACTGATCTTCATCACTAGGCTGAAGAAGTTTTCGGGCTTCTGCGCCTTGCTTCTTCCACCAGTCTAGCGTGGACTTCTGGATGGTACGCCCATACTTACTGACTTGCTCCTGAACATCAAATTTCATGAACCCACACATATCAACCAATTCCTGATACGTATAGGGGTTATCGCTAGAGAAACGACCAGAGTCATAGTTCAAGGCTGCGATACAAACAGCTACACCTTCTTCTGGACGCTGAGATAGCGTCTCAAAGTCATAGATCAAGCATTCCATTCTAGTTCTACCATCAATTCAGTCAGCATAGCCATTAGGTTGATTTCATGGTCGGCAACAAAGGCAGACTTGTATTGGTAGTCAGCAATTGTAACGACTAGTTGAGGGATGCTCGCGGGCGCAACAAAATCACTAGCACTATCATACAGTTGACGGAAAACACTTTGCGAAGAGTCTCCATCCACGTTCTGGGCAACCCATTTACGGACGGTGCTAAACTCTTTCGCCTTGAGCGCATCAACAAGAACCTTGATGTTGACTTCTTCAAAGTTCGCCAGAATACCAGAGTCGATCTTACCAGTAACACCATAACGCTGCAACTCATTCAACACTCGACGATTGTCGGGGAAGAACTTCTTGACAACCTCAGCAATAACCTTCTTGTCAAACTCAACACCCTCAGTCGTCAAGATCTCACAGCAACGCTTGAAGAACTCGCCAGCCATTTTAGCTTTGGCTTCCTTGGGGATCTTGAACTCGATTACTGAGCAACGAGAGTGCAAAGGCTCAATGATACGATTGACAAAGTTACACGTCAGGATAAACCCACAGTTCTTGCTGTATTCTTCCATAAAGTTACGAAGCGCAGGTTGAGTAGATTGAGGGTTCAGGTAATCAGCCTCATCTAGAATCACATACTTGCGACCACCAGAGAATGAGACCGAGGAAGCGAAGTTCTTGATCTCGGTTCGGAGTGTATCAATGTTACCATTCATAGATCCGTTAATGACAATATAATCGCAATCCAACTCTTCAAGCATGGCTTTGGCGATTGTAGTTTTACCCATACCAGCACCACCGGATAGGATTAGATTCGGTACGTTACCTTGATCGACGAATGTCTGGAATGTCTGTTTGAGCTGTTCAGGTAGGATAGTATCAGCAACCGTCTTGGGGCGATACTTCTCGACAAATAGGAAATCTTCACGCATAATATAACTCCATAATAAAAAAGTGGTGCCCCCTGCTGGGCTCGAACCAGCGACCAATCGATTATGAGTCGAGTGCTCTGACCAACTGAGCTAAGGGGGCGAGTTGGGGCATTTCTGCCCCATGTCATGTATTATACTATGAAATGACCGTCTCGTAAAGGTCTTCAATGTCGCTCATTTCAGACCGGACTTCATTTAGATTCTGCTTGTGGTAGATGCGAGACATCTTGCGTAGAATCTTTTTGGGGATACCGACCGCATCTTCAAGATCAGCCAGGACCTTCAATTTCTGGGCCGCCGTGTTTGGTGAACTCCATTCGACAAAGGACGTGGGCAGCGGGACCAATTGGATCATGGCGAGCGTGATGAATACGAGAACAGGGAGATACGCCCAGGTCCACGGAAAGGACGGCCTTCCGGTCAGAACCATCTTTGCGCAAAAACAGAAGCAGATCGCCGCCGC